GAATTAATTACCCTGCGGGCAACGCTGTTGCTGTAGCGATTCAGATCAATCGCATTACGATATAACGCTTCTGGTGTGCTCATTCTTCATCCAGTCCCAGATGTTCTGGATCATACGGGCAGATCATTGAAATATCAGCACCGCCAAGCATTGCTTGCTTTGCAACTGCCACAAAACCTTCAATCGTATCAACACCTTCATCGACTAACTTTACTTCATCAACTTGTAAGATTTCACCATCATTATCACGCCATTCCATTCTTACAACAGCAAAATATCGATTAGGCAGTTCTTGCTGCACATAGTGAAAAATGCGCTTCTCCGACGTGTCCGATTCCATGACCCGTTGGCAGCTACCACCATCATGCCGCATCGTCATCGATCACTGTGTCTTCTTCTGCTGGTACTGGTGCTGGTGTAGGCGTCGCTTCCATCAACCCACCGTTTTGCGTTGCATCTAGTTCTTCCTCTACATCAAAGTCATCGCCAAGCACTTCGCCTTCTGATAGCTGCATCAGCAGCGTTTCTTGCGTGATCGTGCCTGCGGTGTAAAGCTGCAGCAGTGCTTGGATCTCTTGCGGCTCCAGCCTGGTGCCAAGGAAATCACGGTTGACGTAGCAGCTACCAGGTTGCCGATCACCAAGGTACTGTGCATGGAACTGCAGGCAGTTGTCGATCATGTCCTGCATGTTCTGAGCGATCACCATCATGGTTGAGTCGCCTTGGCTGCGGTCCAGTCGTTTAGCTTCTGCGGTTTCAGCGGATAGCTTCTGACCAAGCACAGCAGACAGACCCAGTTCATTGATCTGCTTTTCAATTTGATCTAGCCGTTGGAACTGCGATGCAAACGCATCAGATGATGGAGCAATATATTCTGCACGTCCATCAGCAGGAAATGCAATCGCTTCACCAGGGCCAGCCGATACTTCTTCAGCAGCAGACGGGAAGCCATAGAACGCAAGCATCGGTACTGCCGAGATGTGCAGTTGATTGTCAAGGTCCGATTGGATCTGATACGCCTTGAGGTTTAGGTTGGCAATGTCCTCCAGTGGTGGACGTGATTCCAATGTATTTACACGATTGGAATATGCGACAGCAAATGGGATGCGATCAAGGCTAGTGCGACCTTCATCAACGACGCGGAAGTCACCTTTCTTTTCGTCACGCTGGAACAGCTTAAATTCGCCAGGCGACAGCACACGGATCTGCTGCACTTCTTTTTCGCCGTAGTCACCATCAGGCACGATGATGGATTCTGACAAGCGAAGCTGCATTAGCTTCTGTTCACCATCAATAATTTCAGCACGCCAGCCCAAGATTTCTCTTGGTGTGTAGCTGCACCAAAAAGGTCTACCACCATCACGCGGTGCATCAACTAAAACGCCGACGTGACCGTAACGGATCATCTTGCGGGCAGTCTCATATGTCCAAACGTTCAGGTCATTACCGTTCAGGTCAACATTAAAAAGCTGCTCACGGATCTGGTCTGATGTATCATTCAGCCTGACAGGTTTGCGCGTGAGCATACCAGCCAGCATCCGCTCAAGCCGTTGATAATACGGCGGGCAGATTGAAGTGCTCAGCCTGCGGTCATAGCTTTCATCCAGTTCGCGTGGTTCTTGCAAAAGGTAGCGGCGATGACGACGACGGATTTCATAGGTGCCGCCGATTAGGTCTTCGATCAGCATCCAGTGCGGTTCTTGGTTTCGGTAGGCAGAATTTGGATCATTGACCTTTGAAACCTTGGCGAACAGTTGCCGGTCGTAATGTGAGAAGCCAGAGTACACGCCTTAATCCCGCAGGTCGATGCCTACAGTTTAATCTGCCAGCAATAATGCAAGCTGATCCGCAACTGGTGGCAACGCTCGCGCACCCCATTGATCAGCCATTGCATCAGCAATGCCTAAATAAGTGCGACTACGGTTCTTCCAACGATCCTTGCCACTCATTTTCCATATCTTTGGCTCACGACCCTCTACAACATTCGTGGGACGTAATCGCGGCAAATTTTTCAGCCAAAGACAAGTTGCCTTAGTCTCACCGTGCCCATGCTGCCACGGGTGAATGGTTTGATCGGCAAGTCTGATTCGACTACTGATAATGCTGACTGGATTTTCAATGCACCATCGATCGATGGGTGAGTCCATTAATAATTGAACAAAAGCTAAGGCATCTTCTGTCAGCTGTGGGTCACGATGACCATTTTTAGTCCAGTGCATCCCGCTTACAGCCAAATAAGTACATGGCGGATGAGCGATCATTAAATCCCAGCCATCGTTGATGATGTCTTCAACTGGTCCTTGGTAGTGAAATTCAGGATCTGCTTCACATTCCAGCAGATCACAACTCATGGCAAAGTGCCCGCGTCGTCGGAAAGCATCACGAACACGTCCGCTGTATTCACAAGCGACTAGGACACGCATTAAGCAAGCGTAGCTGCATAGGCTGTCATTGCATCTTGGCGAGCTTTGGTGGCTGCGACCATGGCGTCGTGTTGTGCCTTGGTGGCGGTGCGGGTTTTGTTGGCGGCGTAGAAAGCGTCCTTGGCTGCGCGTTCTGCGGCGAGGAGTTGACGGACTTGAGTGAGAGTCATTTGCTTGAAGTGTGTGTACGGGGTGATCCCCCATGACCTAAAGATAAACCACCATGCACCCGCTTCCACCTGTTGCGTGCTACTTTTGCAGCTGGCTCAATAAATCCTGATTCCGGTGCCGCGGCCAGCTCTTGCGTGCAGTGGGTTGAACAGACGCCACACCATGTAGCCGATCGCATCGTTCATGTGATCATATCCAGCATCTTTATCTGGCGTGCCGCCCTTTTCCGTGTAGCTTTGCAGCTCCAAGCATTCAATCAGCTTCTTACAGTTCTGCGTGATCTGTACCCTGACTTCACCTTTCCCATTTTCCAAAGCAGCTTGAACAGCAGCCACCCGATCACGAACGGGAGGATTTGCTTTTGGTGATTGATTGCTGAATCCATACGATGATAAGATTTCAATATCAGTCCGCGTGGCGTTTGTGCTTCGGTTTCCGCCTGATGCGTCAGGGTAGGCATAGAGTTGGCGGTTGTTATATCGTCGGTTGATTTCTTGCCCGATGAAGTCGGTGTCATGGCCGCCACTGATTTCGTCAATGACAATCAGTTGCTTTTGCGTTCTGACTGCGATAACAGCAGACATGTTACCGATGTTGAAGTCAATGCCAACATGCAGTGGTTCACCGTCGTGGTTGAATGATTTGATGACATGCTTTTCACGATCAAACCTGTCATAGACTTGGCCTGTGTTCAGGTTTACAAACTCACCGTCAAGATAGGCTTTTAACAAGCTCGGATCATAGTTAGCTTTAAGGCGTTCAATGAAATCTGGCGGAAGATGTGGATTATCTGCTGTCTTCATCTTGATGAGCTTGCGGTCTGGGCGGGCAAGTGCCTCAGGGCTGCCAAATTCGTTATACAACCACTTAAAGCCTTCTGGCGTGGATGCTGCAGCAAACTGCCGTACTACACCGGATCGCAAACGACCGAGGATCTTGGGAAACGCCTTTGATGTGATCGCGGTATTTACAACGTCTACCTCATCAGCACAGCAAAACGCAAGGTTCAAGCCGATGATCCGTTGGTAGTTCTCAAAGCTGCGGCATAGGATCTTGGTGTCACCACCAGGCAGGTGCAAGATATATTCCGGCAATGGTGAGGCTCTGAATGAATGCGGGATTTCATAATGCTCTAAGAATTCATCAAAGTCATTCAGCCAGATGTCACGGATCAACGGACCAGTTGGTTCCATGACGCAACCAATGAAGCCTTGATTGGCAATGGCTAGCGCAATCGTTTTAGCGCATAACGCTCGTGTTTTGCCTGCACCGTAGCCTGCAGATATTGCCAAGATTTGTGAGTCTTGATCTGATACAAAGTTCAGTTGCCCTGGGTGCAGGTCAGCTTTGATGCGATCTAATAGTGCGTTGGCATCTTGCAACTGGTGTGCTTCACCGAGCTTTTGCAGGATGTTCCCTTCAGGAACAGCATCAAGAATTGACATCGCGTAAACACGCTTCACGCAGTCGCCCGCGTTTTTCTTCAATCAAGTGCATCGACGATACGGTGCAACAAGCCGTCACATCGTTGATCTTCATGCAGACACGATACATGCTGTCTTCTGTTGGTTCGTACCAAAACTCTTCATTCATGAGACAAGTTGAGCAAGACGTGCTGCTGTATTGATGCAGCCTAGGGCAACAGAAAGCTGCCCACGTTTGCGGGCTTCCATCTGTAAGGTGGACGACTGCGACAATAATTCAGCCACCATTTCGTAGCGTTCCATGTCCCAATCTTGCCGCATCAACTCCCGTGCTTTCTTGATGTAATTATCAGTTGCGCGAGGTGAGACACCCCAGTTTTCTGCCGCGTATCGTATGCAGTCGGACCGCTTGCCACCGTTAGCAAGGATGCGTGCACAGCGATTAGCACGTTCTATTGTTTGCTGAACAGTGCTTTTCGGTGTTGCCATTAACTAACCTCCTCTACCTAAAGATTAGCAGATAAAAACCATTGCTCTATTATCTGCAGAGCAATTCTTTGAATCATAAAAGGAGGGACTGACATCCCGCAAACATATACAGGGTCTAAATTCTTAAAATTATAGTCATCAGGGAAAGATTGTATTCTAATAATTTCAGACGGGCTTAAATGGCGAGGTTGCAACGGATGAGACGGTGGAGAACCAGAAACCAATGTAGGGGCTGGTGAGTTAAAACTTAAGCGATTCCATGTAAACCAACTGCCTTTTGCTGCTTTTGAGAAGGAATTTCCAGGCCTTGTATTAGACCAAAGCTTATACGCCTTAGGAGATAATTGCTTAGCGCCTAAAGGGCTTGTTCCTCTAAAGGCTTGTCTTACAGAAACAGAAGGCTCATTAAAAGATAATTTTAATGGAGGAAGATTAAGATTGCGGCGGCGAGCAATAAAGAAAGTTCGCTCACGTCTTTGGGGGACGCCCATTTTTGCAGAATTCAATAAAAATAATTGACATTCATATCCAGCATCGTAAAAGGAAGCAAAAATTTCCTTTACATATCCTTTTGCGTTGCCAATTATTAAACCTTTTACATTTTCAGCTAATACTACTTTGGGTTGCAGCTTATTGGCTGTATTAATAAAGTCAAAGAATAAATCATCAAGCCTTTGAATCGCTTGTCCTTCGCGAAAAGCGTGTTCAGAGCCCCATTTTTTTTCACGACTACCTGCCATAGAAAATACTGAGCAGGGCGGAGAACCATCTAAAATGTCTAAATTATCAGTTAAAGAGCTTGGTAGTTTAGTATTAGGAATTTTATTAAAATCTTTAACTGGCATTAAATAGCTATACTTAGGATAATGATTTGTTTTATAAATATCCATAATTTTAGGGTCAATCTCAACCCCGCCTAAAACATTAAATCCAGCCAACTTATAACCCATTGAAGAGCCACCGCCACAATGGAAGCAACTAAAAACATTAAAATTATTTTTTTGAATTTTTTTTAAGTCTTTAAGGGTCCAAGCTCCAGTGGTTGGTTTTAATAGTTCTTTTATAGGTATATTCATTATTTATTGTCCTCTTTGCTGTCAAATTCAAAACCACAACGTGGGCATTTATAGTTAAAATCTGAAAAAGAGTTAACATCTATCTCTGAGCTGTTATTGCTAGTAAGCTCTTTAACATCTGTTTCTTCTCCTAGGATTTCTGCTAGGTCTCCTTCTTCAAACCAAGGGGTGACATCGTGCTCTTCGCTGAGCTGATGCAGCATTTCTGCATCCCAGTCCGACAAGTCACTGGTGCGGTTATCTGCTAGGGCAAGACCTACCTTGTCGTGTTCTGACAAGCCGGTGCGTTTAACCGCAATGATCTCATCACCATCAGTTTCGATGATGCGGACATTTTTGATGCCTGCTGCCTTAGCACCTTCAATAGTGCCATTGCCTGCGAGGATACGGTTGTCTTCGTCGATAACGATGCTACGGGCTGCACCGTAACGCTTGAGTGATTCTTGAATCAGCTCAGCTGACTGGTTGGTGCGTTTGCGGGCGTTTTTGTGATCTTGCTTTAGATCATTGATGCTTGTCACACAATGAGATGCGGATTTAACGAAAATATAGCATCAGGTTTTAAGTTTGATGTAATTTTGCCAAAGGTTGGTGTAGGTGTCGTGGTGCGGGTGGGACTGGTTGTCCCTGCCATCTAGTTGATAAAGCAGCTCAAGGACGATGACACGATCAAGCATTGCATCAGTGTCCTGTGCACCAGGCAGTGCTGGTGTCGAGCAGTGTTGAGATAGGTCGTGGACCCATTCCTTGAAGTAGCTGGTGCTCATCAGGTTGTTGTGGGTTGTTGCGGTCGTGGTAAAGGGCAGTGTAGTAGTCGTCGTAGGTAGCGAGGATGCTACGCAGCTTTTTTTGATCCATTAGCGATGGCACAAATTGCAACGGCGGCAGCCTGTTCAGCTTGTTGAATCGTGAAAACACCGTGCAATCTTTTACGAATAGCGATGGCGACACGATGAAGAGCATCAACACTAAGACCGTGATCAGCAATGTTGCTGCGAATAATTTCGGCACGGCTTGTGTTGTTTTCTCTTGCGATTTGATCGAGGAGTTGAATGTCAGGTTCAGGCAAGCTGACTTTAATTTCCTTCATTTACTTCGTAGGCTGTGATCAAAAATGCCTTGATGCGTTCAAGGTCATTGCAGAAGGACTGTAGCAGATCTGCTGGGATTGCGCGTTGTTCTTCTATTGCGTTGTCTGAAATTGCAGCAGCAACTGCTTTGCTGTTGTCTAACAGATCTGCCAAGTGATCAACGACGGGATCTTGACGTTTGGAGGTGTTGAGAAGTGAAATCATTTTGCTGGTGGGAGGATGTTTTCAATGCGTAAAAGGTTCTTGTGACGTACACCGCGATAACCAGAAGGAAAATCACGCATGTGAACGTTCATGTTTGATCTAAAGCCTGGTGATGGTTCATCAAGTTGTTCAAGGGTGACATAACCCTTGTCAACCATGTAACGCAGTTTCAGGCGGACTGAGCTTACATCAAATGCTTTGGATTTCATCAGAACAGACCGTTAAGGATTGGGTTGGTGGTGGGCTGATCATCAAACCCACGATCAGCAGTAAAGACACGATGCGCTGGATGCTTCATGTCGGGCTCCTGTGCGGGGCTGTAAGCAGTCTGTTTTTTGGGTTGGAACACATCACCCCAACCTGATGCAATGGCGCGTTCTAGGGCCTCTTGGCGTTGCTGTGGTGTCCATTGCCGAAGCTTGTTGGTGATGCGTTTCAAGACCTGTGATGACCGCGTGCCTTTTTTAACCGACCAGAACTCAACCAGCAACTCAGAGCAGTCCGCTAGATCAGGTGGCACGGAACTGGTGGGCAAGACCTTGAGTCTGTTCGGATCCTTTTTCGGCGCTTGCGCCCCTTGGGTTTTACTTCTTGGGTTCTTGTTTATGGGTTCTTGTTTGTAGGTCGTTTTTGACCTAGGGGTTAGGTCGTTTTCGACCTGGGGGGTAGGTCGTTTTTGCACTGGGTTACCTAGGTCGTTTTCGACCTGGGTCAAATCTGACCTGGGTGAGACATCAGTTGGTGAGTCCGTTTTAACGAAGTACACCGTCGTAAATCCTGCGCGTGGCTGGGCTTCTATCCATTTGGTTTCTTTCAACCACGCAAGTGAACGCTGGATCACCTTTCGGCTTATGCCGGTTTCAGACCGGATAGTTTCAAGCGATGTCCAGCAGCCTTGCTCTGAATTCCAGCCATGACGGTGCAAGACGGCATAAACCGCCCATGTAGCAGCATCAGCCTGATCCATCAGCTTGTATGGGAGTGCAGCGAAACCGCTTGCACTAACTTTGCTCGGCATGTGCTAACCTCTGGTTGTTGAGCATGAACACGCAAGCCAGGGTTGCCGCCCTGGCTTTTTTTTGCGCGTTCTTTAGTTTACTGCGGATCAATGGCGTCGTAGTACGCCTTCACGGTTTGTTCATGCTGTGTAAATAGTGTTTTTAGGTAATGTGAATTCTGCAAATCTTCTGTGCGTGTTGTTTCACGCATGACGCCTGTTTCCCAGTAAAGAGTTTCTTCATGTTGTTTTTGTTGAGCGATAAAGTCTAGTGCAGCGCGTGTTTGATCACGGTCTTTGATTAGCGCAGCAAGTAACTGCAGGCGATGTTCAGGTGTCATTTTGTTGTGTTTGATTTAGTTTGTTTTTAATTGCCTCTCGGCACCAAACTGTTAAAGGTTGATCAGCAGATTTTGCTGCTGCTTTAACAGCTTTGAATAGCTCGCTTGTCATAGTGACAGTCGCATGGTGTCGTTTTTCGTTAGTCATTTGATTCAGTGAGCTTAGTGATGGCGGTCATCAGTTCAGCAGCCTTGGCCGGGCCAAGCACTTCAACGATGCGAATAGCGGCGTTGTTGAGATTGACTTCGGGGTTGATTTCATAACGCTTGCGCTTAGATACCAAGCCATGGTGCTGCGCTGCTGCATTGATCGAGCGATACTGCTTGCCCTTGCCAATCTTGTCCGCGATGTCTGCGTCCTTCTGAAGCAGTCGCCCCATCAGGTAACCGACGCTAGTCCCGCGAAAACTGTTATCCGGATAACGGTTTTTTGAGCCCGTGGGTCTACCGCCCTTGCTGCCAAGTTTTGGATAGATCGGTTGCTCGATCGCCTTTTCAAACTCAATCACACGCTTTTCGGCCTTAGCGACACTGCCGTAAAGACCTCCAAGCAACGCAATTAGTCTGGCGCGTGTCAGCGGATCTCCGTTAAAGCGCATTGTTGCAGCAGTCCACAAATGCCATTTTCCGTACTTTTCCTCTAACTCTTCC